AATGAATACAAGGCACTTTAATACTGGAAAATATAGGCTTAATGTATATAAAGACAATGCTATAGTATCTTCAGTATTAAATAGTCCACCAAAAAGATCAAAGATTTTTGGAATAGATCCTTTTTATGAAGCGTCTATTGCTACAGAATATCAAGGTGAGTTTACTCAGAAGGTATTTTTAAATGCCAACGATTGTTTTATTACTATTACTAGTAATACTCCCGATCCAGTAAACATTACTAATATTGAATTGAATGGTACTTTTGTACCTAGAAAAAGATCTAGTGCAGAATCATAGGAGATAAAAATGGGTTTAGGAGATATTGTATCTTGGTTAATTAGGGTTGTTACCTTTGGATTTATCAAGGAATGTGATGACTGTCGTAAGAAAAAGGAATGGTTAAACAAAATTCGACTATGGAAGAAGTGTGACTGTGAAAAGAAACGTCCTTGTGATTGTGAAAAGAAAAAGGAAGACTGTGATTGTGAGAAAGCGAGTCAGGTATGACTACTAAAGTAGAAGCATTACAAGAATCATTGTTTAATCGTTTAATTGAGGATCTTGATGATCCTATTAAGTGTACACCCGGACTATATCAGGTAGTTCGGGGTGTTATTAATGACAACAAGAGAGATTTAGATAGTCTTCCAAGTAATATAATGGAAGAACTTCAAGAGAAGCTGTCTGAATCTGTCCCATTCAAGTTTGGAGGATAATAATGGGAGCTAAACAAGTACAGTTTAGGAGAGGAAGTACTGAACAGCATGATGGAACCGATGGTACTTCTGGTTTTGCGGGAGCAGCGGGTGAAATTACGGTTGATACAGGATCTGATACTGATTCAACCTATACTGCAAGAGTACATGATGGTACAACAACTGGTGGATATAAGCTTGCTAAACAATCTACTGTAGATGCTTTGAATGATCTTGATTCTACCGATGGAACTGCTGTAAGATCTGATTCAGATAATACAAATATAAATGGTGGGATTAGATATACAAATTCTTCTTCTGAATGGAAATATAATACTGTTAAAGAAGCTATTACTGCTTTAGGATCGGGCAGCGGTCTTTTTCAAGCTTTGTTTAATGCATACGGTACGGGTACGTTTGATACACCTTTAAATACTATTGTTGCTGTTGGAACTGAGACTAGTCCTACGTCTGGTAAAATCCAGACCAATGGTAGTACTACTATTGACATAAGTGGTGGTGGAACTAGCGAAACATGGCAAGTGTTAGCTGCTAAAACTACTGATGGAAACCATACCGAATTACATGGTACTCCAACAATTAAGTATGATGAGTTATCATCCACAAATACTACTATTACACACGGTTTAACTAACTGTGTCTGGATAGCGATAAGGACGGCATAGTATGGAGATACTACCAGAACTTATCGTAGGTTTGGGCATCATGGGAATGCTTTGGAAAATTCAAAGAGAGCTGGGACATATTACTACAGCTATTGATTCTATTAAGGAGATTGTTCACGATCATGAGGATCGAATAAGAGCTATAGAAAAAGACAATTAAATAAAGAGGAGACTTGTTTATGTGGGCAAGAATATTATTAGCTATTGAGATCGCTTTTGCAACCTGTGTATATGGTTCTGTTAATGAAGAACTAAAGTGTCATGATTCATTTATTTATGTAGATACAAACAACATGGACGAGTTTAACGACTGGCATTTTTGGGGGTATATAGATTATACTGTTCCCAAATATTTTAATAAGCTTTGTAAAGAAGCTAAAGAAAAAGAACTTGTTATTAGAATTATTATAGATTCTCCCGGTGGAAGTGCTTTATCGGGCTACAAACTATGTAGAATAACTAAAGAATATAAGGCTGTTGCTGTTGCTGGTTCCTTTTTAGGAGCCCATAGTGCTGCTGCTATATGGTGGGCAGGATCTTCTGAAAGAGAGTTTAAAGAAATGGGTTCTGAGGTTTCTTTTCATAGAACCTATATTCAAACAGGCGATAATGAGTGGAGTTATAATCATCCACTAATATCTTTGTTTCATTTAAAAGAAGATAATATTATTACAGAAAATTTTAATGTTACCTTAGCAACTTTAATTAAAATGTATATGGATATAGGAATGGAACATGGACCAATTTCTGTTGTAGAGTTTAGATTAACAGGGGGTGGTGTCTTTATATCTTACTTTGATGGTAATGATAGAAAGGTTTTAGTTCCCGCAAACCATAATTGTATGTCAAAGTGGCATCATTATATAGAAAAAGATTTAAGAATTAATAAACCTAATTCTCCTATCTTAATAAAGAAAGAGGTGAGATAGAATGGCTAAGAAGAGACGAGGAGCTAGAGCTAATAAAACAAGAAGAGCTAGAAAACCTGCGTTTAGTGCTACCGCTGGAGTACCTCAACAGAGGGGTAGCAATCCAGATTATCCTGAAGGTCCTTGGCCTTATGATCCTGTGCCTGATATTCTACCAATAAGACCTGAAAGAATGCCTCCGGGAACAGATCCAACAAATCCTATACCAAAACTTCCGGGAGGAGAACCTCCTATGTTTACGCCGGGAAACCCACAACAGCCTTGGATAGATCCAGCTGTAAAACCCTTACCCTTTCGTCCTGTTCCTTTAGATCCTATTCGACCCGACAAAACAAATCCTTTTGATATTGGAACTCCTACTAATCCTAATTTTGAAGGCCCAAATATTCCACCTATGGTTACACCAACACAATTGGAAAAGATAAAGGCAAAGCACGCTAAGGAAGGACTTTACGATCTAGATCGGTACGGTCCTAAGCCCGGTTTTGGATCATTTGATTGGCTTCCCGGAAGTCCCCTACCGTGGCTTCCTCCTATCTTTAAGAAAAAATTCTGGAATCCCCCAGACTACCATCAACCTACTTACCCAGATCTTCCAGATCCGACATACGGAGATCCTCCAATGATTCCTGAAGGACCTCCAACGCGCATTACTCCCGAAGAGCCTCCCTTCCCACCGTGGCGAAGTAGTAGTCCTTCGCTTCCTCCTTTTACTAGTAGTAGTCCTTCGCTTCCTCCTTTTACTAGTAGTAGTCCTTCGCTTCCTCCTTTTACTAAACAAAAGATGACTCCAAATCCTTCGGGACTTACTAGAAGAAAGTAGGTATAATTGGCAAAAAAATGGATTCAAAAAGCAATTAAACGTCCGGGTGCTTTAACCAAGAAGGCTAAGGCTGCTGGCAAAACCGTTTCACAATTCTGTGTTAGTACAAAGGGTAAGAACACAGTAACAAAAAGACAATGTGCTTTAGCTAAAACGCTAAAGGGATTAAAAAGGAGAACATGACTATGGCAGTCGGAAAAGGAATTGGACCTTTGGGATCAGTGTATCATCCTGTAATGGAAGTGGTACAATTATATAAAGCAGCTTATTCAGGAACATCAGATGCCAATGGTGATGGTGTTGAAATTGATATTAAAAGATTTCGTACTGGATTATGCTGGGTAGATTTTGATGAAACTGCAACTAATGCAGATGAAGTTGCTATTAATATTCAAGGGGCATTAACAGATACAGCAGCAGAGTATGTAACTTTACATACTTTTGCAGCTACAACTGATGGTGGAGCTTTTCCAGCAGCAGCAGTTGTAACCTTGTTTCCTTTTATGCGAATACAAGTAGATAATACAGATGGATCAACCGTTGCCTCGATTACAGTAGATGTTCGTTTAGGTAATTAAAGGAGATCTAATATGCCATTATGGAAACCAACTAATATTGAAGCGATGGGAGATGTCCCCGATACTAAACTTGTTTGCTGGTATAGCTCTAAAGATAGCCGTACCATTAAGCTTGCTCATAGTGGTGAACTTACTTATTGGCAAGATAGATCAAAAAATAATAATGTATTAATAGGAGATTCTGGCAAAAAACCCACTCTTACGTTTACTACTACAGGAAAACCTCAGTTTACATTTGATGGATCTAATGATACTTTAACTACTGCTGCTGATCCTAGTGGATGGGCTATAGGAACTAATAATACTTGGTGGATGATAGGTATGTCTTTTCCTGTTGCCAATGATCCCAAAGGTGATGGTAGTAGTGCTTATTATACTTTGTTAGGAAAAGATACAAATGACGCTAATGAACCTTTAAATCAAATGTTTAATGCCTCTGGCAGTAGAGAAGCAGATCAATGGAGGGGTAAATTCGATTTAAATCAAGATAGTGCTGAGCAATTTACTACTGCGGGAGATATTGTTCCAGTAGATAATAAACCTTTTGTTTTTGAAAGTGGGAGAGTAAAAGATAATGCTGCTGGAGATACATCTGCGGATAATGGAGAATGTTTTATATATTTTAATGGAGCAGATTATTCAGCTGGAGCTGACCATTCTACTGGTTCTTTAACTAATACAAACGAATTGAGGGTGGGTAGTTTAGATGGAGGAGCAGTATCTAAAATATCTACTTTAGAAATTGTTGTGTATACTAGAGGAGCAAGTACTGCTCAATATGATACATGGTTAAGAGAAGAACTTGAGGGGTATATTGCACATAGTATGGGAATACAAACTGATTTAAGAACTAAAGAGTTTCATACTGGATCTGATACTAATAATCATCCCTATAGATTTGGGGCTCCAACTTGTGGTCATTCAGTATCAGGACAAAATCTAGGAACTAAATTCTTATCGCACTCTTTAACTAATCAATATGAATTAAATGATGGATTAAATACTTATTGTTCAGGAAGGTAAATATGAATCCAACACAAGAAGTACTAAGCGACTTTCGTAACCATTTATGGGCTTGCTTTAAATACTTGGGATTGGGAGAACCTACTCCTGCCCAGTATGCAATGGCTGATGCATTGCAAGAAGGTCCTAAAGATATGCAGCTTCAGGCTGGTAGGGGTTTCGGAAAGTCGGTTATTACTTCTTGTCTGGCTAGTTGGTTCCTTCTTAAGGATCCAAATACCACCATTCTAGTTATTTCAGCTACAGGTAGCAAGGCTACAGAGTTTATTAGTATGACAAGAAGGATCTTAGACCTTGTTCCATACTGTAGATCTCTAAAACCGGGAGATAGTACCGTTGATAATGCATTTGCTTTTAATGTTGAGTCCCGTACTAAGACTGGTCAAGACAAATCTTGCTTTGCCCGTGGAATAACGAGTCAGATAACAGGTTCTCACTCAGAATTTATTATCTTTGATGATGTAGAGATAGAAGGAAATTGTGAAACTCCCGCAGCTAGGCAAAAATTACTTAATAAGTGTCTAGAAGCCGAACAAATCCGAAATCCGGGTGGAAGAATCATCTTCTTAGGTACTCCTCAGATCAAAGATTCTATATATCTTCAACTTGCTGAGCATTATCCTGTTACTAAGTTCCCTGCTATCATGCCAGACCGAGGAAATCTAGCTGAATGTGAAAATATTAATGATTATATCTGGGAATTAGGTATAGAATCCGGAGAACCTACCCAACCAGAGCGATTCTCCAAGGATTTGCTCCTTGAACGCATGGCAAAGATTGGTCCTACCCTCTTTAGCTTGCATTATAAGCTGGATACTAGCTTAGCTGATGCTCAGAAATATCCTCTTCGATTGGGGGACCTTTTGGTGATAGACCTAGATCCCTTTGTAGGGCCTGAGAAGCTTGTCTGGGCGAGTTCTGACCCTAATAGGTCCATCCCTACCTTTGGAATCGCTGGAGACGGCATATTCAATCCTATGTGGGTTTCTGATGTCTTCTTACCATACGAACAAACCATTATGAGCATTGACCCAGCGGGTCGGGGTAAGGATGAAACTGCAATAATTATAGGATCTACATTAAATGGATATGTTTTTATCCATGAGCTGATAGGTGTTGAGGGAAATGGATATGACCAATCTGTTCTTCAGAAAATAGCTGGATTAATTAATCAATATAAAATTAATCTGGTTAGGGTTGAGGCAAACTTTGGAGATGCTATGTATATCCAGCTTCTTCGACCTGTAGTTTCTCAGTTATGTGGACCTGTGGCAATAGAAGAATACAAGGTAGGGGGTCAAAAGGAATCTAGAATCCTTAAAACTTTAGAACCTGTTTTTGGAAATCATCGCTTAGTCTTTAACAAGAAGGCTATTAGAGAAGAGAAAACGCAACGACAAATTACTAGACTTAGTTATAGTAGAGGAGCCTTGGCTCACGATGACCGTATTGATGTTCTCTCTTCGGTTGTGTCTTACTTTCAAGACAGGTTACAGTTTGATGTTAATGAGCAAATCAAAAGAAGAGAAGAATGGAATCAACAAAGAGTTGTCGATGGTTGGCTTAGTGATTCAAGAGGTTATCATTTGTTAGGTAATAAAGTTAGTGGTGCTGTTGTAGTTAACGGCAAGCCTCTAGGAGAACAAAAAAAGAAAAGACATAGCGTACTTAAAAATACATATAAACAAAATATGTGGAATAGGAGAAGGAAATAATGGGACCAATGATGTTGATGGCAGGTGTGCAAGTTGCACAAGGGGTTATGTCAGCCTTTGGAGCTAGAGCTGAGGCTAAGAGAAAACAAAATGAATTTCTTCATAATGAATATATTCGTCAGACTAATTTTAATAAGCAATCTTTTAATGAAATGATGGCTAATGTTAATAGGTCTATTATGAACGATAGAATTAGTTCAGCAGCTGCTACACAGTTTGGAACCAATCAAGCTATTATCAACATGATTCAAGATAAACAGGGCGAAGATGTGATGAGAAATTACAAAGCTTCAAAGGCTATGTTAACTAATGGATTACAAGGTAAAGGAATAGATCCTAGTTCAGGAACTGGAAAGGCACTAAGTCGTATGAATTTAAATAATACATTTGAAAGCATAAAAGCTCTTGAATGGAATCGTGCTCAATCCTTAAGAAAGAATAGAGAAGAGTATGGAGCTGCTGTATCTAGAATGGATCTATCTTCTAAATTACCTGATGCATATATTCCGGGTGTCTATAGCGGTCCTACACCGGGCCAAGCCTTTACTTCAGGAATGATTAGTGCAGGTTTACAGGGTGTAGGAGCTTATGCAGGGGCAGCGCATCAAATGGGATCATCAAGCGTGGCAGGTGGTGGAACATATCAACAAGGACTTCAAGGTACTATGTTTGGTGATTCTGGTACTCAGGGTGCTGGTATTTATCACTCACTAGGAGGCCGCTCATGGAGAGGATAGGAGAAATAGATTATGCCAAAAACTGATACAACCAGAAGGGCAGAGAATCAAGCTAGAATACAGATACAACAACAAGCTGTACAACCACAAGCACAATTCTCACAGGTAACTCCTCAGCCTATCCCTCAGTTTGAAATGGGAAGGTTAGAAGCAGGTCCTCAGTTAAGAGGACCCGGTGATGCGGAAATTCTTTTCAAAACCTTAGGTAGTGAGCTTACCAGAGCCGTGAAAACCTATCAGAGTGTTAAGGATGAAACTGAGAGGGAAGATGCTGATAAACTAAAAAAAGAAATTGATGAAATTAGAAAAGAAGTAGGCGTAACTTTAGATGAACATGTAGCTTTAAGT